AGATTTTATAGATATATAGACTTTTTAATAGGCGCTTAATTTCCATTAATAAATGCTTGGAACGCTTCTGCGGTTCTTTCACCTTCATATGGTTTTACTACTTCACCATTTTTAGTTAATAAAATTGTAGGAAATCCTTGAACACCCATTTTATCCATTAAACCAGGATTTTCATCTTTTTCAACTTTATTAACTTTTACCCCTTGATTATTATTATTTTGCATAAATTTATTCCATTCAGGCATCATTGATTTACAATGACCACAGTCTTTCCAGTAAAATAAAGTAAATTCTTTTCCTTGTCCAGAAAATCCTTCTAACATTTCACCTTGCATATATCCACCACTAATAAGCTCATTATAAACGAATCTTATTACCATTATAACAGCAAAAGCTATAAGTAATTTAATGGGGAGTGGTTGTTTATGGAACTTAGCCATAGTTTTTTTTAGAAAACTTTGTATCGTCATTATAATTAATATTGAGATAATAATTATATTAAGATTTATTTATACTAACAGAAAGATAGAATTTTAAAATATCTTTGTTTTTTATAAAATTGGCAGGAGTTAAATTAGTTTGTCTAACAAAGTTAGGATTTGGATTTACCAATAGTCTTCTTTTATCAAATGTATTATATTGATGTGCGAAAACTAAAATAGAATGTCTTGGATCTAATTGTACAAAAGGTATAGTATAATTTTTCAAAAACTCCTTTTCTTCTGCCATTTCAGCGTTATCATTATAACGTGTTATTTTTAATAGTTCTTTTTTAAAGGCAAACGTTCCAGCGGTGGCATGAGATTTACCATAAGGACCAAATTGAAATACTTTTTCTAAATCATTAAAATATATGAAAACAACGCTACTTCCTGCCGCCACAGCCCTTGGTTGTGACATTAATCTTGAAACAGCGTGGCTTACTCTTTTGGGAGGATAATAATCATCATCATCCATATAAACCAATATATCGCCAGTGCATTTTTCATGCATATAGTTTCTTTTTCTACCTAATTTCATTTTCTCTTCAACCCTGAAATATTTTACACAAGGAACATCTTTAAACAAATCTTCTACACAATCTTCACCATCATCAATAATTATCCATTCCATTAAATCACGAGGATAATCTTGTTCCATAAAACATTTTATTAATGTTGGAATAAATGCTCTTCTATTATAAGTTGGAGTACAAATACTCACAGTAGGTCTACCACCGTGCCCTTTATTTACTTTTCTTCTATTTTTCTTTCCCATTAATATTAATTAGTTTATATCTTTAACTAATTAATTTTATATATTATCTTTTTCTTCGATTTTTATTTTTTTTTCCTCCTCCTTGTTGAATTGCTCCTCTTATTGCTTGATTCGCTACAGCTGAACCTACTGGTCCTCCCATTCCAGCTGTCAAAGCAGTAGCTGTCAAAGCTCCCATTGCTGCTCTATTTTGAACTGAAGGGTTATTAGCAAGTTGATTAAAAGCTTTATATTGTTTTACGAGAGGTTCTTTATTTGCTGCTTTTATTACAGAATCAAAAACCATTCCCTGTGCGGACGGAGCTGGAGCTGAAGATTTTGGCTTATTGTCGCGACACGGCGGTTGTATTTCAAATCCCTTCTTAATTTGTTCCATCCATCTATCTTTCCAACCTTCAGCACCATATTTCAAGTGATTTGGTCCTGTATAAGCCCATTGTTCATCTTTTGGTAAAGTGAATTCTGCTGGTACTACTCTAATTGTAGGGTCGCGTTTTGGTTTTTGTCCTGAATAAGGTATTACCTGTTTAAATAAATTTATAAATACACAAGCCAATACTGCCATACCAAGGGCATAAGGCCAACCGGCACCAATTTTCTTTAACAATGCCCAATACCAATCCGGTGATTGACCAGCTATATTTTTCCAATCACCTCTCCATCTTGGTCCTCCTTTCCAGAATGCTGGACTAACTTTAAAAGATGCTGGATACATTTCTGTATTTGCGTATTGTGCTACTCCAAGTAAAACAAAAATAGTTATTGGAAGGAAATATTTTGATACTAATTTTTTTAGTATATACCACACCGATTTACTTGTTTCTGGCATACTTCTTCCAAATAACCAATAAATACCATATAATGGTAATATATACATAGCTATAACCATGTTAAACGAAAATATAGAACCAGCAAGTATTCCTCTATATATTAATCTCCAAATTTTAGCCATTGGTGCAGCAAACCAACCTGCTTCATCACGACCAGTATGCCACCATATTTTACTAAATAAAAATCCTAATGATTTATCTTTACATTCTTTCATTCTAATCGCATCTGTAAAGATCATAATAGTAGCATAAATTAATGATATGTAAGGTATTCCTATCGGAACGCCTATATATTTTTGTGCTAATTGTCCTGTACCTATCATTAAAAATACTACAGTAACAATAGCTACCCAAAACACGCCAAAAAATGTTTTTATTGTTTCCCACCATGTTTGTGGTCTATCCGGCACTTTTGGATTTAAAGCTGGTGGCAATTTTCCAATAATTGATTTATATATGTCTAAAAATCCATCAAACATATTTCTTGCTTGTAAAAACATATCTCTTACATGATTTGCCCATATTGTGTGTGGATAAATGAAATCACCTTCTCCTATATCATCACTTGCTTGTGCCCAAGTATATGGCCAACCGTGTTTTCTTGTCGAAAAATATCCTAACTCTCCCATCTCACTTAAACTTGCTGATTTCACACCTGGTGGAGCCTTTTTAACATAAGGTGGTTTAAATGGATCTGTCCCCGCAACTTGATTACTACTATAACCAGGCATTTTCTTATATTCTGTCAATACAATCCATAGGTGGGCAGGTATATACAAAAATAGTAATACAAAAGCTAAGATATTTAATGCTCCTATTAATGCATTAATAGCTCTTGTTTTGGGGTCGCGATTTTTATCCGTGTTTGTTCCTATAAATCCTTCTTTATTATCTTTTTTATCATCTTCTTTATCTTTTTTCTTCTCTTTTTTTTTCATATCTTTTTTCATTGTATCAATTTTTCTTTCATTCTCTTCAATTATTCTCTTTGCTTCTGATTCAGTTAATGATTTTTCTTGTGACATATATATTAAATATGATATTATTATTATAGAATATTAATTAATATATTTAATAATTTAGGAGCTAAATATATAATGAATGATAAAATTTTTACTTTCTTATTGATAATATCTATATTATGGGTAGGTCTTCATTTTTTTACTGATTTAAGTAGATATACTAAAGAAAACAAAATTATCAATACTTCTAAGATTGATAATATATATTGGACGTTTAGAGCTTTATTACCAAGATTCAATACACCAAATACAAGAATTATTTTCAATTAATTATATAATTAATATTAATTATGAATAATTAATTATGTCTATAATTAATATATATGTTCGGTGAAGTTATTGAAATATTTCAAAATATATTTAATCAAACGATTCATTATGCAATGAAATTTTGGAAAGTTTTAAGTATTATATTAATTGTTTGGGTTTTTTATCATTTTTTAGTTGACGGTGAAATTATGGTAAGAACTGGTAAATTACCTGAAACATTTGTATCTGAAAAAGAAAAAATATTTAATTCTAATAAATTTGCTCTTGTAACATTACCTAATTTAGATAATTATGATGTTGAATTATCTATACCATCTGGACAATTATTACATAATACAGTTCAAGGAAATTGGGGGTTGGCTACCGATGCAAATAATTCTGGAATGACTTTGGGTGTTTATAGAGATGGATATTCAGCTGATGGTAGCATATTCAAAGGTAAAAGTGGAAAACTATATAAACGTATGTTAGAACAGGGACCATACGTTATTAAATACTCAATAAGAAAAGGTAAAAAAGGTCACGATGTTAAAGTATATGTTAATGAGAAATTAATACACAACATTAAAAATGAAGGTGTTCCATCAGGCGATTTAAAAGTTATAGGAACCAATTATGCCAATTATAATGATGAAACAACAGGAACTGAAAGAGGTAGAAGAAAGATTGATTACATTAAATTTATACCTATGGAAGCATCTAAAAAAGAAGGTTTTACTACAGGAACAGCATCCACTATAGTTGGATTACAAGCAGAAGCAAGAACAAGAAATTCTTTAAGGGAATATTTCCTTGCGGTTAAAGATTTATGCACTGGAGACAATACGAATTGTGACTGTAAGCCCAAACCAAGTAAATTAAAGAAATCTATGAAAAAACTATTAACACCATGGGGTAGATTTTCTCAAATGGCACCTTTAGCATTTTATAAAATGAATGCTGAAATAGCAAAGGGAATGAGCGCTCAAGAAGCTATTGCAAAATATGCTTCAGACTTAACAGGTGACAAAAGAAAAGATAAATACTTTTTAAAGAAAATGACAAGAACAAGTGCTGGCGAATTAGCAAAAGAATTAAATATGTCCAGCGCAAGGGATATATCTAAAATGATGAGTGAGGCTAACCAAAAAATAGCATGTCCTACTTGGACAATACCTTCTCCATATTCTATGCCAGAAGAAACAGCAAACAGAAGCCAACCTATCTATTCTCCTGAACCTACACAAGCAACACAACAACAGCAAAAACAGGAAAAGAAAGAGCAACAAACAGAATTTGTTAATGCCAGTGAGAAAACAGATACTATTTGTCCAAGAAATTGTATGAAACCAAGAGTATTAAATGAATATTGTGAAAAAGATATAATTAGAATGGTCGTTGGTGGTGAAGATAAATTTTACAGAAAATGCGATTATACTTGTAAAAAGCGTACAGACAAAGATTATATTAATTATGATATGAGTGGTCCTGGAAATCCATATGATCCAAAACGCGATGGTTGTAGAGATACAGAAGCTCATTGTGTTGGTAAATGTAACAAAGTATTGGTTGAAACTGATGAAATGGGTAGAGATTTACATTCGTTAGCTAATAATTATACTAAGACAGAAGAAACTGTGGATTATGCAAAATCAAGATTGTTTGCTACCAAACAAACAACAGGATTATTTGGTGTTAAAGACAATCGATTAGGTGGTTCAAAAACTGCTTACCGAACGGACTATAAGCCACAAAATCCTAATCCAAAGTTTGGACCTATTGACTATGATGCTGTTTGGGATTTTACTCCATAAAATTGATTTAATTATTTAATCATGTTAATTTTTAAAATAAAATGATTAAAACACACAATAACAGAATAATTAAGAAGATAGTAAAGGGTTTAAAATGTAAACCCCCAACACCACCTTCTACCGAAAAAACATTTTATTGTTGGTTTGGTGCAATAAAGAATGATAAAAAATCATTAAAACCAGTTAAATTTAATTATAAAATAGTTTTACCAAAAGATTAACGTCTCTTCTTTCTCGTCTTCTTTCTCTTTCTTCTTCTCTTCTTACTCTTTCTATTTTTAGATTT